TGTTGAACTTACCCCCTACCGAGCGGTTAGACGCAGTGAGATACTGCGTTGTTAGCGCCTTGGGAACGCGCTAATCTTCGTGCAAAACCGGCTCTTAACCGAAGCCCCATGGGGAGCCTTGTGAAAGGACTCCTATGGTTGCACCTATCTCTGGGCCATTTCAGCGTACTACTACCTTGAAAGGTCCACCAACGTCTCTCGGGTATAAGCCCGATTGGATAACCGTCTATCGTAGATGGTATCGACAGAAGAAGCCTTACAACCTTCCTCTCACGTTCACGTTGGATAGTAGAAGGATCGTGAGTCATTCTGACACTGATCCAACTGCGTACCGTAGCGTTTCCGACGTTTGGTATGGGATGCCTCAGAATCTGGTCGATAACACGTATAACCGTGCCTACGCCAAGTTCGTGAACTCTCTTACCTCCCTTCAGGATCCCCTTACCCCGCGAAAGCCGGGTGAGTATACTGAAGGTGTGACTGCGGATATAGCTACAAATCTCGCGGAGCACCATCAAGCTAACGCTATGATCACCAAGAGATTGGTGCAATTGGCTAAGTTTGCTGTGGCTTTGCGTCGGTTCCGATGGAACGATGCGGCTGATGCCTTAGGTGTCACGCGTCCGGGGAGAGTTAACAACCTCAAAAAGGATGCTAAGTCTCTCGGTAACAACTGGCTCGAATTTCATTTCGGCTGGGCGCCCCTCATCGGTGACATTAAGTCTAGCATGGACATTCTGACTGGAGGGTTACCACCTTTCAGAATTAGATCCAAAGCCCAAAAGGCTGAGATCGCAGGCACGTACGTGCCGTCCTCTAATCACCTGCTTATGACAAATACAAGGTATGAGTCAGGCTGGTTGATCGAAGCATACATTTCGGTTTCAAACCCTAATATATGGCTAGCTAATCGTCTGGGTCTGTTAAACCCACTGGGTCTTGCTTGGGAACTGGTCCCGTTCAGCTTCATTGCTGACTGGTTTGTTAATCTTAATGACGTCTTGAAGAGCTCTTCCGAGTTCTATGGACTTAGTCTGATTAACCCGTTTCGAACGGAGTTCCGACACATTACCCACGAACATACAGAGATTTGGAATGCTCACTGGGACGGCGGATGGAATATTCCATTCCGTCGCTTGGTATGGGCATCTGAGTTCTGTAATGTTGGGCGGACAGTTGGTCCTATCCCAGGACCTGTTCTGCGCGTGAGGCCCGCTAAGGCCTTATCCTGGCAACGTGGCTTAACAGCCATTAGCCTCCTCCTCCAAGCCCTCTAAGGCTTGGTCAACTCTCCCTTAATTTTAGGGACTCACTTTACCGGAGCTACAATGCCCAGTATCGCAAATCTGACTGTCAAGAAAAATGACGGAGTTACCGACGTGACTTACACGGCGGAAGTGCCTTCTTCGGGTGACAAGAACCCGGCGCTTTGGCGTAACCAAAGTGTGGGTACTGCTATCTCTCACCGTCCGACGCTTACCCTGTCGTCCCGTTCCAACGGGTCCGGCACGGCGCGTCGCATGGAAGGGCAGCTTATGTACCCCACCACGGTCACCGGCACTGATGGAAAAGTAACCGTGGCTGACAAAGCCATCATTGGCATCACGGGCGTCATCC